CAAGGTAAAAATGTTCTCTATATTACTATGGAGATGGCTGAAGAAAAGATTGCGGAAAGGATTGATGCGAATCTTTTGAATATTAATATTCAAGATATTACAGACTTACCTAAACCAATGTTTGAAAGTAAGGTGACTGACATATCAAAGAAGACACAAGGCACACTTATAATTAAAGAGTATCCAACTGCTGCTGCACATTCAGGTCATTTTAAATCATTGTTAAATGAACTTGCATTAAAAAAATCTTTTAGACCTGATATTATATTCATTGATTATCTAAACATATGTGCGTCCTCTCGTTATCGTGGTAATTCTAATGTCAATTCTTACTCGTATATCAAAGCAATTGCGGAAGAACTCCGTGGTCTTGCGGTTGAAGCAAACCTTCCAATCGTTTCAGCTACCCAAACCACTCGTAGTGGGTTTGCTAGTAGTGATGTGGATCTTACAGATACGTCCGAATCCTTTGGTCTCCCTGCAACTGCTGACCTTATGTTCGCTCTTATATCTACAGAGGAGTTGGAGAGCATCAACCAAATATTGGTTAAGCAATTAAAGAATAGATATAATGATCCCACCATACATAAACGTTTTGTTGTTGGTATTGATCGTGCAAAGATGAGATTATATGATTGTGAACAGAAAGCACAAGATGATATTATTGACAACGGACAAGAAACAGAGTATGATGATGATAAATCAAAATTCAAAAAAACATTCGGTGATTTTAAATTCTAATGACATTACCTGATTATTTTTATCCCTACTGGTCTGTATATGATGGTTTAGGTCAACATTATAATGATTGCAGTCATGAAAAATATGCTATAGATACTTTGAGATTGCATCCTAATGAGGGGTTTACATACAAACAAATAAATGCACCAAAACCATTACCACCACATATTGTTGATGTAACTGCCGAAACAGAAGGCGCATTACCGGGTCAAAAAGGATTGCCTAAAGCAACCGAAAGATTGCCCTTTGAACCCATACTAGAAGAACTACCAGAAAGTAATTTACAAGAAATTTAATTATGACAGTTGACACAGAAAAATACTTAGACTTTGTGCATGATGTAACAAGCGCAGAAAGTTTAGACTATGCTGCTCTCTTAACTCGTATGAATAAACTAGAGTTAGAAGATGACTGTAATCTATCACAGTTATTAACCGCTGCACTTGGTCTCACAGCAGAGTCTGGTGAATTTACTGAAGTAGTAAAGAAAATTATTCTTCAAGGAAAACCATATAATGAAAATAATGTCTTTCATATGAAGAGAGAACTAGGTGATATTTGTTGGTATATTGCTCAAGCATGTATGGCACTCGACACAACATTTGATGAAATAATTGAGATGAATGTTGATAAATTAAAGAAAAGATATCCCGGTGGTGAGTTTAACGTGCATCAATCCGAAAATCGTAAGGCAGGAGATCTATAAATACTTTTGTTAAATTCTAATAATTCCCATGGGCTTAATGAATGATCTTGCAGGTTTATCTGCAGCATACGCCTCTATGCATAAGAGTGATCAAGGATATCTTTTGACAAGAGCAGATAAAGATGGTAATACTCCTGCGTGGCAAAATCGTTATAAGATAAATGAGGCAACAGGTAAACCATTGTATATAATGGCAGATCATCTTGTTGAGTCATTCGAGAATGAACTATTTCATAAAATTGATGAGGCTCTTGAGGAGTTAGATAAGTTAAACGAAGGAAAGATACCTGCAGGACTTAGAGCATACCTTGATAAGAAAAAAGGTAAAAAAGGTAATGGAAAAGATAATGGTAATGGGAAAGATCATGATGATGATAATGGAAATGGAAATGGTAAAGGGAAACCAGATTTCATAGATCTTGATAAAGATGGTGATAAAAAGGAGTCAATGAAAAAGGCTGCTAAAGATAAGAAAATGAAAGAGGAAAATTCTCTTTTAGATTCTGGTATTTTTTCTGAAGAAGAAATAACTGGTATTCTTTGGGGTGAGTTTGAGGAGAACAGACAAGTTGCTATGAATCCTGAGAAGTATAAAGATCCAGATGAATCTGATAAACCATATCGTCAGAGATCAAAAGCAGCAAGAATGAGAGATCCTGAGAGAGGAATCAACTCTCCTGCGTTCAAGAAGTTTATGGCAGACCGAGGAATGTGATATTCAATATTGTATGCTACAATATAAATATCTCAGATATTTAAATTACTATGGCATTACATATGCGTGAGCAAATCCTAAGAGCATTGATTGCACATGCTCAAGGAGACATTGCAAAACATAGAGCAAATGTTGAAGTTTATCTTGAACATCCTGCAGGTGTTGGTGAGCACACTGACATACTAGAATCTATTGAAAAGGAATTAGATACTATTGCAAAGTATCAAGATCAGATAGATGTAATCAAGAAGTATTTCATGTCGTCTCAAACTATGTCTAATATTGACAAAAGATCGAGTGAGTAGATAGATGGCTGATTCACCCAAATTATCAGAATCATCACAAGCATTATTTTGTGCTGTTGTTGATTATTTGGGTAAACCAATTAATGGTAGAAATAGACCGGCAAATTATCCTGCTTTTAAAAGAGAATATGGATCAATAATTAATAGAGTAAAAAACAAAGTTAAAACTGGATCTGTTTCAGTGTCAAGTATTGAAAGATATTTAACGGAGAATAAAGACTGGTATGACTCATCAATTAATATAGCGAATGAACTTTTTAATGCAACAGCAAAAATATCTAGAAAAACTTACAATAGAATAAAACCAAAAGGAATAAGTTTGTTTTATATTAGAGGTGATAAAGGCACGAGAGATATCATGAGTGACATTGCACTTATTTGGAAATATACAAATACTGCTGTAAAAAAAAGAAACAGATTAGAAGGGATAAACGATTTAACATTTAACGATATAAACAAGTGGAGTCCAGCAGATATCTATCTTGCCTCTCAAAAAGGTAGGATGGTTATAAGACAATTAGCCTCTGGAAAAGTAATGGGTAGTGGAATTAAAATTGGTAAAACAAATATTGATTCACTTACTGCTATGACAAGTTTTTCAGTATTGAACGCTTTATTAAAACAAATGATGGAGAATGGTGACATACTGCCACTGTCTTTAAAGAAAGCACCTAACAAGGATAGCGTTGTTATAAAAACAATAAATTTTATGGACAATGATGTTGCGAATGCTTTGAAAAAAAATGATATTAGATATCACGGTTATATATTTTCACAAACACAGGACGTATTCAACTCAAAAGATGTTTATATTAAGATAACTACAGGCCCTTTTAAGTTGCAATTCAGAGATAAGGGTGGAACTGGTGGTGGACAAAAACCCACTTTTTCTTATCAGTGTATAATATCTGGAGGAAAACAAGCTCTTGATGGTAGTCTTGCAGGTGATTCGATAGGTAATGTTATATTTCAAACAAACCAATCTTTAGGAAGACAATTCTCTTCAGCAAGTCAGAGTAGAATAATAGACTCAGCTTTTAAGATTGCAAAAAATATGCAAAAAGAGATAGATGTTGATGGGGTTCTATCTAAATCAATAGAAAATACTATTTGTAGAAAAGTATATGAATATGCGGTGAAATACTCTAATACCGCGATAGGATCAATAAAATCCTTTTACGAAGAATTAGTTAATCATCCTCAGTTTTCGAGGGGTGGCACATCTATCATGGTCAAGGAAGATGGTGGTAAGGTGAGACTTGAGAGTGAACTTTTAGTTGAAAGAGCAAGAACACAATTTTTATTTGGAAAGTTTATGGGTGGTAGATTGATAGAGGGCATGGAGAGATCAAAAAAAGACGCTGATGAAATAGCGATAAATTTATTATTATATGCAGGATCAAGAACGGCTAAATCATCACCCCATGTTAAAGCATCTGATATCTCATCATTGTAAATCGCTAAATAAAGTATATAATACCATCTTATGAAAGGTTTTTCACGATTTTTAGTTGAAGCAGAAGAATCCAAAGTAGCCGCTCAAGCAAAAAGACTCAATCTAAAGAGTGATGGGCATGGCGGTTGGTTAGATGCTGGTGGAAAGTATGTTGCAAAAACAGAAAAAGGAAAACTAAAATTCTTTGGTAAGAGAGGTGGAGCAAAAGAAGATCCACAGACACAAACTCGTAGACCAACACCAGAACCAATCAAAACTAAAGTTGCTGCAAGACCCGGACAAGTTGCAGCACCAGCAAAACCAGCACAACCAGAAACTGCAGCACCTGTAAAGACAAAAAAACCTGATGAGGCAGAGACTGCAGAGGGAGATACAATTACAGTTGCGTTTGGTAGATTTAATCCACCAACTATAGGTCATGAAAAATTATTAAAAGCAGCACAAAAAGTTGCTGTGGGTGGTGAATTAAAAATATACCCATCAAGATCACAAGATCCAAAGAAAAATCCTCTTGATCCTGATATGAAAGTTTCATTCATGAGAAAGATGTTTCCAGAGTTTGAAGAAAATATTATAAATGATTCAGAAATGAGATCAATATTTAATGTATTGGTTACAGCAGCAGAGGAAGGATATAAAAATGTTAATATTGTTGTTGGAGCAGATCGTCAAGCAGAGTTTGAAAATCTTGCAAACAAATATAATGGAGAACTATATGATTTTGATGAGATTAGAGTTATTTCTGCTGGCGTGAGAGATGCTGATGCTGAAGGAGTTGAAGGGATGTCGGCATCTAAAATGAGAAAAGCTGTAGTAGATGATGATTTTAATTCATTTAAAACAGGAACACCAAGTTCTATAAAAGATGCAGATGCACAAGCTTTATATGATGCAGTTCGTTCTGGTATGAAGATTGCAAAGAAGAAAGCAGTTGCAGAATTATGGCAAATTGCACCTAAATGTGATCCAAGAGGTTTGAGAGAACAATATGTATCTGGTAATTTATATAAATTAGGTGATTATGTTGAAAGTTTGAATACGGGACTGATAGGAAAAATAATTCGTCGTGGAACTAATCATTTAATATGTGTAACCGAAGAAAATTATATGTTTAAAACATGGATAAAGGATGTCATGGAATATTCTGAAGTCAGAATGAGTCGTCGTATGAGAGATAAAACACACCCAAATTACTTAATTGGCACTTCAGGATATAGAAAAAACGTTATGGATAAGATGGGTATGAAGAAAATACAGAACTTTGATATTAAGGAGTTCATAAATAAATACAGACTAAAAAAGTGACATGCCACAAGGAATATCGCCAAACCCATTAAACAAACTATCACAAATCTACTTAAATCAGATTGTTGAATCTGATTGTGATTGTGAAGGATGTGGTCAAGACCCATGCATTAAGTGTGGAAGAAGTCATCATATTGTGAATGAGCATCATAAGAAAGACGCAGATGGTAATACGATTCCTCATGAGGGTGAAGATGTTGATGAAGCAATGTATACAGGCCCTAACAAAGAAGATAGAAAGCAAATTAAAAAAATGGATGACCCTAGTTATGCTAAGAAGTTAGCAGACTATGAAAAGAATATGGATCCTAAGAAACGTCAGGCTCTTAAGGATAAAGCAACTAAGGGTATGAAGTTTACTCATGAAGCATTTTCTGACACAGGTATGGCAAAAGGATCTGGAAAACCATCTGGTGCTATGAAAGATTTTCTTGATAAGAAAGCAAAGAAACTAGAAAAACAAAGAGCGTCACAATCTCAAGCTGCTAGAAATAATCCTCACTTTGATAGCACACAACCATCACCATCAGGTAGAAATAAGTATATGGAATCTATTTCTAATTGGAGAGAAGATTTTATATGGGAAGAAGAAGTTGAAGGCCCCGATAATAAAGATAATAAAAAAGTAACAGAGAAAAATATAAAAAATAAAATTGTTATTAATCCTAAATTAGGTGAGGCAGTTGAAAGTATGGGTGGACAACTGATTGATGTTGTTGAAATGGATATGGATAAAAAGGGTCAAGAGGATCCACAAATGAAATCAAAGATGCTTCGTCAAAGGCAACTTAAAAAACAAGTATTACTTCGTAAATTACAGGCAGTAAGACAAACTGGTGGTGAAGACATTGTTGCATCATATGAACCAGACGGTGAACAACTTGATGAATATGGTAATCCAAGAGTAGGAATGAGGTTGAAAGTTGCTCGTGCGATTGATAAAGTAAATCCAAAACCAAAAGTAGGTAGTAAGAGAACTGCTATTTCAAACAAGTTGAAGATGTCTTCAATACGAGCAGAAACTAGAAGACAAAAACAAAAAGATAATCCATATTCAGTTGGTAAAAAAGTAAAGACTGCACTTGGAATGAGCACTGAAGACTACATTCCAGAAGAGGGATATGATCATTATAAAGATCGCATGGCTGAAAGGGGTATTGATATAAGTTCTCCTGATAAGAAAGATGCAACAACTATGCCAAGAAAACCAGAGAAACAATCAAAAGGCATGACTGCTGCACAAAAAGCAGCAAAAGGTAAATCTGCGCTTGATATTGTGAAAGCAGACATTAGGAAAAAATATGGTAAAGGTGCCATCATGGATATGAGTAAAAAATAATGCCAGCACTTTCCAAAAAACAACAAAGATTTATGGGAATGGTTTATGCAACCAAAAAAGGTGAAATGGATAATCCGTCACCTGAAGTTCAAAAGGCTGCAGACTCTATGAAAAAAAGTGATGCAAAAGATTTTGCATCTACAAAACATAAAGGTTTACCAAATAAAGTAGTGCAAAAGGAAGAATCAAATCCTCGTATTCCTCGCAAGAAGGGGCAACCAGCAGGTTCAAAAAAACATTCTGATTTATATACTGATGAAAATCCTAAAGGAACTATTCATGGACTTGGTTTTAAGGATGTGGCTACTGCTAAAGCATCTGTCTCAAAAATACGTAATTCTTCAAGATCACATGCTCATAAAATTCAAGCAGCAGTTGCTATGGAACAAAGGGCAAGAGAAATGGGTAAAACCTCTGAAGCAGCAGTCTATAGAAAATTCATCAACACGATGAAGGAAAAGACAAAGAAGATGAATGAAGCGATAAATCCTGCACAACAGGCTGCTATTGCTATCTCTAAAAAGAATAGATTGCAAGATTTAAAAATTGTTAAGAAAAAAAAGAAATCTATGAGTGAGAAAAAAGATCATGAACACTCAATGATAAGATCTCAACTCTCCACTATCATGAGAGCATCACAGAGATTGAAGAAAAAAATGAAAGGTGAAGGTGATGTAGAAGCATGGGTTCAATCAAAGATTACTAAAGCAGCAGATTATATAGATACTGCAGCAGATTATGTAGATAGTGGTGAAGTAAACGAAGAAGGTTTACGGAACTGGTTTGGTAAATCAAGCGGAACTACTAAGTCTGGACGCAAAGTAAAAGGTTGGGTTCAAGTTGGTGGTAAGTATGATGGTAAACCTTGTGCTCGCCAACCCGGTCAGAAAACAACTCCTAAGTGCACCTCTTCATCAAAGAGAGCATCTATGAGTGATAAAGAAAGAGATAGTGCTCGTCGTCGTAAGGTCGCTGCTGATCCCGGTCAACCACAAAAGTCTGGTGCAGCAAAACCTACCATGGTATCAACTGACCCCAAGAAAAAAATGAAAGAAGCAAAAGAGCTCCCTAAAAATGTAAAAGGGATTGCAAAAGAGCTTGATAAAGCAGTTGAATTGCATTCTAGTCAAGCAAAAAGGTTAAGAAAAGCTGGTATAAGTGAAGCAAAGGACAAAAAAGGTAAGGGTAGTGGCACAAAAGATGCTTGCTATCATAAAGTTAAGTCACGTTATTCAGTTTGGCCTAGTGCATATGCTTCAGGTGCTTTAGTTAAGTGTCGTAAAGTAGGTGCTGCTAACTGGGGTAACAGCACGAAAGAAGAGTTCGTGAAGGACGGAATCTCATTTCAACAGTTTCAGGAAAAGTGTTGGAAAGGTTATGAAAAGAAAGGTATGAAGACGATGTTTGGTAAGAGATATCCAAACTGTGTCAAGAAAGAGGAGACTGAGGTAGTAAGAGAGGATGATATGAAGGGTATGAGCGTCAAGTCTGGTCATAAAAGACCCACAAAAAGTGGGGCTGGAATGACAAAAAAGGGTGTTGAGGCGTATCGCCGTAGAAATCCGGGGTCTAAATTAAAGACAGCGGTGACTACTCCTCCATCAAAACTAAAAGCCGGAAGTAAGTCTGCCAACAGAAGAAAGAGTTACTGTGCAAGAAGTGCAGGGCAAATGAAGAAGTTTCCTAAAGCAGCGAAAGATCCAGATAGCAGATTAAGGCAAGCACGAAGACGCTGGAACTGCTGACCTATATAATATACGTTTAGGAAATTATTATGCTTTCATTTTTACTACCATTCGCATCAAAAATTGTATCTGATGCGGTGAATAAAATCCCTGAAAATGAGGAATTAGGGGATAAACTTATTGAAGTTTGTATAGTCATCCTTAAAAAAGCAGTTAAGTTAACAAAAACTGACATGGATGATAAACTTTTAGCGGAAGTCGAGAAGGCAATTCAGACCCGTTAATTTTGAAGATCACATATCTATAAATATTAATTAGCAAGAAAATCTAAAGAGAGAAAAACATGGCACTTTGGGGAAACAAGGATGCTGGTATTGGAACTGCCCCTGCAGCACATGCAGCGCAGGCCACGTTAACCTTGAATTATGCAACAAAAGAAATTGTTGGAGCAGCAACCACGTTTGGTCGTGTCGGTGCAGCAAAAACAGGTGATGTAATAGAAATCGGATCAAGAGCACCGGGTGCCACTTATTTCGGTAGTGCTACCATTGTTGGTATCGCAAGCACGACTTCCATTTCTATTGGATCAACAGCCGGTTTAAGCGGTGCAGCAATATCTGGAGTTACATTTTTCAAAGTTCGTGAGTGTCCTACCTCATCAGAAGGCGATCAATCATTCAGCACAAGAAATGATTCCGCATCAAGTTTGAATAAAATTGGAGAAGTAATTTTAGGAGCAGCAGTTGCCACTTCTGATGCAGCGGGTGTTGGTGTTAGTGTTTTCTCTGTAAGTAAGGCACAACAAAGTAGTGAGAGAGGACTAGGATTAATAGTTGGAGATAGCATAGATACAAATACTGGTAATCTTGTCATATCAAAAGTAAATGATGCTGTTGTGACCACATTATCTGCTGTTGGAGCAGGAGAAACAGTCTTTAGATTCGCTCCTCCACCGGGTATAAAACATGGTCAATTTATTCAAGACCAGAGTGGATCAATCGTTGGTTTTGGATCTACTACAGTAAAAGCGTTAGTTGGACAGGGTGCAACAACTAATTACATAACAATTAGTAATCTTGCTGGACATAATCTCTTGGCGGGAGATACAATTTTAACTCCTAATATTGCATCTGCTGTTGCAATCGGAACAGTGAATGTAGGTGTTAATACTATTTCATTAGTTGCTGGTGCCTCTGGAGGAACAATTACTGCTGGTATGGCGATCACAGTCTTTAGTGATACTATAGTTACATTAACTAAGGGTGCTGACATTGCTGTTAACGCTGGTTTAGGATTGACTATTGTTGGTGATGAGACTGCAGCGTTCATATCATTCTCATCGAAAACAGGATCAGCTATTGCTTCTGGAGCAGGTGTAACTGTTAATAGATTCCAAGGTGGTTATGATAGATTCATATATGGAACTGCAGGTGCTGGTCTAACAGCAACAGGTGACTCTACTGCCGGTGATAAATTTATTCTTGACCATTCCGGATGGGTTGGTGTTCAAACATACGTTGATTCAGCGGGTAACTTAAGAGTTAAGAAAGAAGTATTAGTTGCAATGTCAGGTATTACAACTGCTGATACTCCGATCTATCCAGCATATCCACCAAATCCACCAGCTGCATAAATTATTAAAAGTATGATATGAGATTTACTGAATTGAATGAGGGCAACTTCCTCTTGTTTGCGATTAAAAATTATGAAAATCCACAAGCCGTTACAAAGGACGACTTTGATAAGGATTTAAATCACTTCAAATATATCAAAAGATTATTGAAGAGATACAAAAACACTGGTGTCCTTAAATCTCATTTACTACTTAATCATTTTATAGTTCTCTATAATATTTTCGGTGAAGCGACAACTCCGATGTTATTTTACAAAATAGACGAAGATCTGTGGGATACGATGAAGAGTTTTGTAATCTTTTTAAACAGATTACCTGAGTATCCTAAGACAAGCATGCATGATGTCAAAGTTGACGTGGTATGTTTGAAAGAACTTTATAGGGATTACAATGAAAAAAACTCCGCTAGAAAAGGTAATTGAATTAATTCGTGAGCAAGCGATTGGTGGTGCTCCAACGAATAATGTTGGTAGTGGAAATATAGCAGGAACAAGTCAAGCGGGTGATGATCCCCCTATTAGAAAGAAGAAAAGATATATCTATACTAGGGGGGCACGAAAGCAATGGATGAAGAAGTAAGAGTCGCTATTCTAGAACAAAAACAAGAAGTTCTCGAACATTTTGTAGAGAAGTTAGATTCTGCTATTGAAAAAATTGCAGAGGTAAATACTAATGTTAGTAGGATGCTTGCCGTCCATGAAGAAAAATTATCGAAACAAGACGAAATCGACGGAATACTCTTTGCTAAAATTGACGAACTCCGTGATAAAATGGACAGCGATCATGTCGTCCTGCGTCAAAGACTATCATTATTGGAACGGAGACTTTGGACTACTGTTGGAGCATTGGGAGCAGTGGTATTACTAAGTAATCCCCAAGCTATCAAATTAATTAGACCATTGTTTTCTTCTGCAAATAGTGCTATAATAGCACCAGTAGTTGCTATTGTGGATGGATCAAGTTGATTCTAAGTATATTGGATTAGTATCATCAAGACTACAAAAATTCAAAAGAGTTAAATCTGATCTGTATAATTTCAGATGCCCGATTTGTGGTGACTCAAAAAGAACTAAAAGTAAAACGAGAGGATATCTCTATGCAATTAAGGCAAATGTAAATTTCAAATGTCATAATTGTGGTGCTTCAATGTCTTTGAGTAATTTTTTGAAGAAGATAGACCCTGTTGTTCATAAACAATATGCTTTTGAAAAATTTAAGGACGGTCATACTGGTCGTAACTTTGTTGTTGAAGAACCAAAGTTTGAATTTAAAGCACCAGTTTTTAAACCCAAACTAAATTTACCAAAGGCAATTGATAATCCAATTGCAAAAAAATATCTAGAAAAAAGAAAGTTAAACCCATCTGAATTTTATTATACAGATACATTTAAGAAGTGGGTAAATACTTTAGTCTCTAAATTTGATGATGTAACTTATGATGAACCACGAATAGTAATTCCTTTAATATATGAAAACAATCTTATAGGAATACAAGGAAGGTCTCTAGGCCCTAATTCTGTTAAATATATTACTATCATGTTAGAGGAGGATGCTCCCAAAATTTATGGACTCGACAAAGTTAACAAAGAAAAATCAATTTATATCATTGAAGGCCCTTTCGATTCCTCCTTCGTGGAGAACTCGGTTGCTATGTGCGGTTCCGATCTTGATGTTCGGTCGTTTGGTTGGAGCGATTATATTTGGGTTTTTGATAATGAACCACGTAACAGAGAAATCGTCAATCGAATCTCCAAAACCATCGATAGAGGAGATAAAGTGGTAATTTGGCCTAGTAATATTGTTGAAAAAGACATAAATGATATGGTGATGAGTGGACAAGATGTAATGAGCGTGTTAGAATCTAATACATATTTTGGTTTAGAAGCAAAACTTAAATTTAATACTTGGAAAAGAATATGAGCAACGGAACTAAAGTTGTTAAAAGAGATGGTTCAATTGAACTACTCGATCTAGAAAAGATGCATGTCATGGTCGAAGAGGCATGTAAAGGTCTTGGAGGGGTCTCTGCGAGTCAAGTTGAGATACAATCTGGCATACAGTTCTATGATGGTATTACCACTGCTGAAATTCAGGAAATACTGATCAAATCTGCTAGTGATTTAATATCTACTGATAATCCTAACTACCAATTTGTTGCTGCTAGACTATTATTGTTCTCTGTAAGAAAAAATTTGTATGGTGGTGTTCGTGATTTACCTCATTTAGAAAATCACATTTACAGTTGCACAAATATTGATGTATATGATAAAGACATTTTTAACAAATATTCTAAGGAGGAGATTGACAAGGCTAATGGTTTCCTTGACCATAGCCGCGATTTTCTATTCACATATGCAGGACTTCGGCAAGTGGTCGATAAATATCTTGTGCAGGACAGGAGTGGTGGAGGTGTTTTTGAAACACCACAATTCATGTATATCATGATTGCCCTGACAATATTTGCAGAATATCCAAAAGAAACCAGACTTAACTACGTAAAAAGATACTATGACGCAATCAGTAAACACAAAATCAACATCCCAACACCAATTATGGGAGGTGTCAGAACACCTCTTCGTCAATTTGCATCTTGCGTTTTGGTTGATATTGATGACACCCTCGATAGTATCTTTAGCAGTGATATGGCTATTGGCAAGTATGTCGCACAAAGGGCTGGTATCGGTATTAACGCAGGGAGAGTCCGTGGTATCAACAGTAAAATCAGAGGCGGAGAGGTTCAACACACAGGTGTCATCCCCTTCCTTAAAAAATTTGAATCAACTGTCAGATGCTGCACTCAAAACGGGATCAGAGGCGGTTCAGCTACTGTCCACTTTCCAATCTGGCATCAAGAAATTCAAGACATCATTGTTCTCAAAAACAACAAAGGCACGGAAGACAACCGAGTAAGAAAGTTAGATTATAGTATTCAATTAAGTGCTTTATTTTATCAAAGATTTATTGATGATGGAGAAATAACTTTATTCTCTCCTCATGATGCACCCGGACTTTATGATGCTTTCGGAACTGATTCTTTTGATGAACTTTATGAAAACTATGAGAAGAGTGATATACCAAAAACCACTGTAGGTGCACAGAAATTAATTCTTGATCTTTTAAAAGAGAGAGCAGAGACTGGTCGTATCTATATTATGAATATTGATCATTGCAATAGTCATAGTTCTTTCAAAGATAGAGTGACTATGAGTAATCTTTGTCAGGAGATTACTTTACCCACATATCCACTACAACATATCGATGATCATTTGGGTGAGATTGCACTTTGTATCCTATCTGCAATTAATGTTGGTAAGGTTCAATCTGATAAAGAATTAGAAGATTTATGTGATTTATCTGTCCGTGCACTAGAGGAGTTGATTGATTATCAAGATTACCCTGTAAAGGCAGCAGAGATCGCTACAAAGGCAAGAAGATCACTTGGTGTAGGATTTATAGGTCTAGCACATTATTTGGCAAAACTTGGGTTCAAATATGACTCTCAAGAGGCATGGGATGCTGTTCATAGTTTATCAGAATCTTTTCAATATTACCTTTTAAAATCATCTAATCAGTTAGCAATTGAAAAAGGCCATTGTGAAAACTTCGGAAGAACAAAATATTCAGATGGAATACTTCCAATTGATACATATAAGAAGGATGTAGATGAAATTAGTAATTTAGAGTGTCAGCATGATTGGGAATCTCTTAGGTCATCTATCTTGGAGCACGGTCTCAGGCACTCAACATTGTCCGCACAAATGCCTTCGGAGAGTAGTTCCGTTGTGTCAAACGCAACAAATGGAATTGAACCTCCTAGAGCATACTTGTCCATTAAAAAATCAAAGAAGGGGCCTCTTAAGCAGGTTGTTCCATCTTATGGAAGTCTAAAAAACAATTACACTCTTCTTTGGGATATGCCTGATAATACCGGATATATTAACATAGTTGCAGTAATGCAAAAGTTTTTCGATCAAGCAATCTCTGGAAATTGGTCATACAATCCAGAGCATTTTGACGACTCTGAAGTTCCGGTTAGTGTGATGGCACAAGATTTATTAACAACATACAAATATGGTTGGAAGACATCCTATTATCAAAATACTAATGATATGAAAACTGATGATGTAGAATCAGATAAACCTGATATACTAGACTTGATTAACGAAATAGACGACGCAAACGAAGAGGAGTGCGAATCCTGTGCAATTTAAAATTTCATCAACAGAATCAAAACCAATGGCAGAAGTTAAGGGTATGACTGTGTTCAACACAAAAGATGTTGACACTAAGAAACAACCCATGTTTTTTGGACAACCATTAGGTGTTCAAAGATATGATAACTTCAAATATCCACAGTTTGAAAATTTAACTAAACAACAACTTGGATATTTTTGGAGACCAGAAGAGGTGTCTCTACAAAAAGACCGTGGTGATTACCAAACATTACGTCCAGAACAGAAGCATATCTATACTTCTAACCTAAAGTATCAGATCATGCTTGACTCAGTTCAAGGTCGTGCACCCGGAATGGCATTTTTGCCATACTGTTCATTACCAGAACTTGAAGCATGTATGGAATGTTGGTCATTTATGGAAATGATACACTCACGTTCTTACACTTATGTAATTAAGAATGTCTATTCTGATCCATCTGAAGTATTTGATACAATCATTAATGATCCAAGAATACTAGAACGTGCTGCAAGTGTTACAGGTTCTTATGATGACTTTATCAACGAGGCACATGAGTATGATACTGGAAATCAATGGAAATCAGAGAACAAAGGTTCTTATCTGAGAGATTATACAAGAAAAGAATTAAAAAGAAAACTTTATAGGGCAGTCGCTAATGTCAATATTTTGGAAGGTATCCGCTTTTATGTATCTTTCGCTTGTAGTTTTGCTTTTGGTGAGCTTAAACTCATGGAAGGATCTGCGAAAATCATATCTCTTATTGCAAGAGATGAGAATCAGCATCTGGCAATAACACAAAACATTTTAAATAATTGGAGAAAGGGTGATGATCCAGAGATGCAACAGATTATGAAAGAGGAAGAAGAGTGGACTATATCAATGTTTGACAAGTGTGTTAATGAAGAGAAAGCATGGGCAAAGTATTTGTTCAAAGATGGTAGTATGATTGGTTTAAATGACAAACTACTTCATCAGTATGTTGAGTGGGTATGTAATCGTAGATTAAGATCGATTCATCTTAAACCACAGTATGATATTCCTGCAAGAAACAATCCATTACCTTGGACTGAGCACTGGATATCTTCAAAAGGATTGCAGGTTGCACCGCAGGAGACAGAGGTTGAATCTTATGTTGTGGGCGGAATAAAACAAGATGTCAAGAAAGACACATTTAGTGGGTTTAAACTGTAGGAAGTAGACTAGATAGTAATAATCTATCTAATCATGGATGCACTCTCATGCCCTTGGCCTGATCCTTTTTACAGAACTTATATGAACGGAAGACTTAAAAAAATTGACATGGAATCAAGACTTCTTAAAATTAAAAGAGGTCTTGACGAACACTCTTGGTATCCAGAGTGGAATGATACTCAAAGAGGTGCTGCACAACGCATACTAAATAATGCGTTAGAAGTGCTTCATGAGTATGACTATTGATTATGAAAATCCCTGGCTATATAAAGGTTCAAATTTCTCTTCTAATGATATTGGCGATTTCTTCGGTTACGTCTACATCATTACAAATAATAAGAACGGTAGGGAATATATCGGACGTAAATATTTTTGGCAGTTCAGAACTCCTAAAGGTAAAAAACGAAAAGTAAAATCAGAATCTGATTGGAAGAAGTATTATGGGTCTTGTCCGGAACTTAAAGAAGAAATTGGACGATTGGGTAAACAAAATTTTAGTCGAACTATCTTATCATTACATTATACAAAGGGCAAAACAAACTACGAAGAAACCAGACAACTCTTTACGAACAGGGTTCTTACGGAGCAGCTTGACGATGGAACCCCAAAATACTACAATAGCAACATACTCTCAAGATATTTTAGAAAAGATTACTATGAAGGGAACATCGACTGAGGAGACCGTATACTCAACACGTAAGTGGTCTATTGCTCGTATAGATGAAGCAAAACCAGTCGCCGATAAAAATGCTATATACAAAGAGTTTGCAGAATGGATAGAACTTGAGATCGGTGACGATGATATAGAAGTTTTATCACTAGAACCACTAGACGATTACTACCGAGAATCAGAGGGTTGACAACTCTCAGATAGTATGTCATAATAAGTTTGTCGGACGCGACATAGGGAGTGACTGAATAAACTTACTGGCATATTGCTGGTTAAGGTGATGAGACAGAGGTGGTGCTCGCTGTCAGGAATGGCAGAACTATCTTACCAGATAGGTCTTAGGCAAAGATGTATTTACTCTGTAGTAATGCCCATCTTTTGTTGGTATACAGGAATCCAACCTCCCCCTTTCTTTTAAGACCTAAGATGCAACTTTACAAGTGGGGCAGAGGGTCTTATTTTTTTTAATTGATATGAAAGTAGATAAACCATGGGGATCATATGAGGTATTGTTGGACGAACCAACATACAAAGTAAAAAGAATTATAATCTTACCTCAACAACAACTCTCTCTACAGTATCATAATCTTAGAGAGGAGCATTGGACAATTGTAGAAGGTAGTGGAACTATACATGTTAATGGTGTGGATTTCCAAGGTATTGTTGGTGATAGAATTATGATTAACAAAAAAGAGGTTCACCGAGCAAAGGCTAATCAAGAACGTTTAGTTTTTATTGAGGTTCAATTAGGTGAATGTAAAGAAGATGATATTATTAGATTAGAGG